ATCATCAACATCATCAACTAAAACTTTTGCAGTTGCACCAGATGTTTGACCAGTGATAACTTCACCAATATCAAACTTAACTTCAGAGTCTTCTAAAACAATCTGGTCACCATTTTCATCTAAAACAAAGTTTACAGATGTTGTTTCTTCTCTAAGGTAATTATTAACTTCACTAAAAGATATTTCTGCACTTTCTAAGAACTGATAATATAATTTTATGAATTGATTAAATACTGGATGGTCTGCTTGAATAAATTCAGGCAGTTGCGTTTGTATGTGCGTAGAGACTTTGTTTTTTAATGCGTTATCATTGTTAGCCATAACTAGTATCCACTAGAACTACTCGTAGAACTTGAACTTGAACTCTCAGAACTTGTTGAACTTGTTGATGATGTAGTTGCAGAAGAACTTGCACCAGTATAACTACTTGCAGTAGTGACACCAACACCAGCACTTGCACTACCAGTTGCAATCGTATCCACACTTGCATTAATTGTAGTATTAGATAAATCAATTTCTAATACTTGGTTTCGTACTGCGATTACATCATTTGATTCTGGTTTGACAATTAATCTAATCTTTGTTGAAGTTGCACCATCTACATTTGAAATAGATGTAACATTTAAAGATGTAATAATAACTTCACCAGTATTATAATCAATTGTTCCTGCTGTTTCATCTTGATATGTTTTAGTAGTACCACCAACAACATAATACATTCTTACAATACCTTTACCATTATCATTTAAAAACATTTCATTTTCATTTCCAGAGATGAAAAATCCAGATGATATTAATATTCCACCCTCATCCATATTGTGACCAGAGTGTGGATTATACAATGCATTACTAAATGGAATAGTGTATTTGGTTGTAGTTCCTAAAGTTGGAGTAAAATCTTTACTCAATTCTACAGACGTAATATTAGATGTAATTGAATCATCAGTTTCATCTACTAACCTAGTAAATGCAGAATGTCTAAATGCACTATCAAAGTTAGTTAAGTTGTTTGTATTAAAGTTTGTAACTGTTGTCAGAACATTTGACTCTAGAGTTTCTTTTGCTTTAATTGTATTTTTGGAATTGTAAGTAAAAACAATACTAAGTCTTAACTTAGTATATTCTGGGTCAATAATAACTGGTGTTATAGATGCAACACTGTATGTTGCTCTTAAATCACTTACAATTTGATTTTTTGCAGCCGCAGTAATAGAACCAGTTGTTGGAACAATAGAGATATAAACTCTACCATAAACTGGAACATCATTGTCTTCACCACCATAAACTTGAACAGACTTTGCGTTTGCATAAACCTTTGGAACAATCGCTTTGAAATCGTTAACTGTAACTGCACGACCTTGAGCTGCATAGTCAAGAGGTGCGTTAAATTTAATTGATTGAATACTTTCTTTTTCTGCACCACCAGATGCATTTGAAACAGTTGCAGTTGTTATATCAGTAATTGTAGATATTGTTGCAGATGTTGTAAAAGAACTTGCACCATTTGCTGCTGTTTTATTTGTAACAACATATCTTAGACGAACAATGTTTCCATCTGATAATGCTTTACCAGTGATACCATCACCAAAGTAAATCTCAAACTTACCGTCAATACTTTCTTGAAGAAAGTAAACATTTGAATTAGATTTAACTTGAGTGTTATCTAACGCTTGTGTAAATGTTGTTGAGGTTGTTGAAGTTGAATTATCAAATACATCAACTATTAAAGTTGTAGTATCTCCATTCTCATCATTCACATAAAATTTTTGGTCTACGTTTTTTGTATTAACAGTATAACGATTAGTTACATATGTACCTTCATATATTGGAATATTGGAAAAAGATAAAATACCATTTACAGTTTGTGCAGTATTTTCTGCAACCGTAACAAACTGATAGTTTACATCATCAATGACTGTAGTAAAAACTTTTCCCACTGGAATAGTTGCGTTACTTAATCCACCAATATTATTTAAGGTAACATTAACATATGCAATAGGAGCTCTTGCAGAGTTAGGAATATATCCTAATGTCTTTGCATGAGATACAACAGAAGAACGAACAGACGCAGTATCAAGGAAAGCTTCGTTTGCAACCATATTCATATTCATTGCAAGGTAATGAGTATTGTACGCAAGAACATCTAACAATGCACTCATACCAGAACCTTCAAAATCATAATCAGTAAAGTCTGATTGGTTTCTCATGAATGTTTTTAGATTTCCTTTGATATCATCAAAGTCTAAATCGGTAACGTCTAATCTTTTTTCTGTGGTTGCCATTATCGTAATCTCTCTAATGTAAATGATAAATCAATAAGTTCTGTGGGTGCGTTCTGAATATAAAACTCAACAGTAACTTCATATTGATTAATATCAAACCTTGGTATTACTCCAACTGAAGTAAGTAACGCTCTAGGTTCAAAGTTTGTTATTACATCTGTTATTTTTGTTTGTAATGTTTGTGCAGTAAATGGAGTCATATTCTCAAACAACATATCACGAACACCAGATGCAATCTCTGGGTGAAAGGGTTTTTCATATTCACCTATTTGCACTAAGTTACGCACACTTCTTTTTACAGCGGCTGCATCAGTCAAAGTATTAATCTGCTTAGTAACTGGATGTCTACCAAAGTTGAGATTAATATCTTTGTAGATTTGCACTGAACGAGAAGAATTATTTGTTCTCTCTGCATCTCTATATGCTGGTTGTACTGCCATTATGCTTCTTGACTCCCTAAAGGTTTACACTGATAATCTATTTCTTCCCAATGTCCATCTCTCATAACTTCTAGTTCTGTTTTCAGAACAACACATTCTTCTTTGTTTTCAAAAAACTGTACATTCTGATATAAACAATTTGTATCAGAAAAACACGCAGTCAATAATAATGTCCATATGATTTCCATGATAACCTCTATCTTTATTTATACAAACCAACCAGATGCTTTAAGAGTTGGTTTTGCCCATCCGTATTGAGATTTCCTAGAACCAGAAGGCCCCCACTGTCTGGTTCTACCTAAGTCACAATGTATAAAGTTTGCACCACTACTAGAACTAAAGTATAATCCTAGACCTTTGATACCAACAGCTCCTGCCTTTTTGATAAAGTCAAGTCTTTGTTCTTTTGTAGTATTACTCATCACCACATCACACGCAAGTCCTTCTTGATGTACACTCTTCTTTGCACCACCAACTTTTTTATTATATGTTGGTGAACGATACGCACTTGTAATTGTTAAAGTAGAACCATATGACTCTGCAAGTTCTTCAAGTATTCTTCCTAGTTGTGGACTTATTCTTGGGTCTGTATGTCCTAAGAATCTAAGTCTGTCTTCTAAGTTATGACCAAACTCTTTTGTGTATGGGTCAAATTCTGAACCACCAGTATAGTTTTCTTGATTGAGAGATGACTCTGTTTGTATCGGCCCTGCTTCTCCAGTTACAGGCGAAGTTCCACCTCCACCACCATCACCATATTCAATACCTTCATTCGTGTCTGGGTCAATACCATTTGCAATTTCTACTGCACGACCATCAGAGATTGCACGAGCTTGTGTTGCATCCATGTTTAGATTATCCAAACCATACGCACTTCTAACTGTTTCTACTGGGTCTAAGTCAACCTCAAGTAATTCTGTTTCTACAACTTCATCTGCAATACCATTGTCACCAATAAGAACAGTAGGTGAACCAGTTTCAATGACGTTAGAACCATCAACTCCAGTGATGCCTGGTGGGTCATCACCAGTATCAGCAGTGTCACCTTTACGGGCTGCAAGTTGTGTTGCACTTGGTTGATTAATTTTAATTGTGGATGCACTGTCCATTGTTACTTCTTTAGTAACATCAAAGTCGTATGTTCCACCAATTCTTTCTATAACATTTGTGGTGTAGTCTTTTGTGATATCTGATTTAATATGTTCATTAAATTTCTCACCAAAGATATTTGTAACTGTATGGTCAACCGAAGTTGTTTTGAAACCATTCTTGACAATCTCTTTTGAGAAACCTTCAGTAGTTCCACCACACATAACTTGTTCAGTCTTATTACCTTGTACTAAAAGATTCATATCTCCATCAACTTGGATGTTCCAATCTTTCTTGACGTACATATTACAATTAGACTCTACCGTGATATTACAGTTACCACCAACAAACAAATGGTCTGAACCAGCAACAACATGATATCCATCACCTACAATCTTTACAGTTCTATTTCCACCACCATCAATCTCATAGAAAGTTCCAGCTCTATGATACTCATGAATTCTTTCATTCTTTTCTGTGTCATCATATTCTTTAATATGACCACTCTCTGATTCCATCACATGGTTGAAAGGATATTCCGCTTGATACGCAGACGCTGGTTCTGCAAAAGGAACTCCGCCTGCAACTGGAATATTAATATAGTTTGCTTGGTCAGTTGCTTTCGTAGTCAACATCTTATGGTCAAAACCAGTTTCGTTTCTTGCAAGTCTATTTGTATCAGGCTCGTTTATTCCGTGGTCACTTGAAGAAAGAGGAGTTGGCGGATACTTTGAAATGTTGTATCCTTCTTTGTCTGGGTCTTCATCTCTACGTCTTGGGTCATGAAATCCGTAGTTTGGGTTTCCTGCTTGGTTTGGAACACCAGGCAATGTTCCGATAACAATAGGTTCTTGTAATGATTCTGCATCACGAAAGAAACCAACAACCCAAGTTCCTTCAACCATGAACCCAGGCGTATCTCCCCAACCAGACATAGCTGGAGTATGAACATTTTTCATAACCCATGCCCAAGGTATATCCTCAGTGGGTATTTTTGTTTTATTGTCTGTATGATATCCTATTTCTT